AGACCTATCCGATGCTGGTCCATCCCCGCGTTTGAACCTATCGAAGAAGAGTTCCCCTCGAAATTCGATGGCGATGAGGATATCCCCTTCTAATGTCTAAAAATAGAACTTGTGATTTCTGCGACAACAAGGCCGCAATTGAAATAGACAAAACCTTCTTGTGCGCGAAGCACTATTTCAGGCGTCTTGAGTCCGTGGACGTGACCTTCGGACCAAAGTCGCATTCACAAAACCACTGGTCGGTTTTGCTCAGAGAGCTGCGATCCGAGGCTGGATTAACTCAGCGGGACTTGTCGAAGAGAACTCGAATTAGCCAGCGCACCATTGCCGATTATGAAAATACCCTGGAACCGAGACAACTCTCAATTTACAAAGTCGAACGCTTGCTTACAGAATTAGGCTACGACCTCGACGCAGTATTGGCGAAGAAAAATGTTTAGATATTTTGGACCACCTGGAACGGGCAAGACCACCACGCTGCTTAATCATGTCGAAGAGCTGCTGTCTGACGGCATCCCACCCAATAAAATAGGCTACTTTGCCTTCACTAGAAAAGCTGCACACGAAGCACGGGACCGGGCCGTCNCACGGTTTGGACTAAACCCGGATAAGGACTTCGTTTTCTTCCGCACTCTTCACTCTCTTGCGTTCCAGCTACTAGGCATCAGCGGGGCGGAAGTTCTGAAGGAAACGCATTTAAAAGAGTTTAGTTCTATCGTCGGCGTGAACCTGACCGAAAGTATCACCGCTGTTGAAGACGAGGGCTTTCAAACCTTCCGCAGCAACCATCCAATTATGCGAGCGATTGACTTAGCCCGGACCACGGAACACGGACCTATGTGGGCTTACAATAGAATGGATCTCCTCGAAACTTCTTATCACTTCAAACATATCTTTGCAGAATACGAAAAGTTCAAGCAGCAAAACGGTCTGAAAGATTTTACAGATATGCTCGTCGGCCTCTCTGAAAACGAAGCCTTGATTCCAGAACTGAAGGTTGTTTTTCTTGACGAAGCGCAGGATCTAACCCCCTTGCAGTGGAAAGTTGCCCAGCTTTTAGACGACAAGGCAGAAAAATTCTATATCGCTGGCGATGACGACCAAGGGATCTTCGGCTGGTCCGGGGCGGATGTAACTAGATTCATAAAACTAGAGGGTGCCAGTGAAGTTCTAACGCAGTCTCACCGCGTACCGCGCTCCGTTTGGAAAATTGCTGACAGAGTTTCTAGTCGTATACGCCGTCGTCAGAAAAAAGAATGGTCTCCCCGTAATGCAGATGGGAGCACACGTTTCGTTCACGATCATCACGGAATCGACTTTACAGATCAATGGCTTATACTAGCCCAAGCAAACTACATGCTCAACGATATTGGTGCCTACCTAAAAACGCAGGGTTATTTCTTTGAACGATTCAACAGTCCCTCTCTCTCCAAGAAAGTACGCACCGCAATTTCTTCTTGGACGCACCTTACCACAGGGCATAACAGAGAGATTAGTTTGAGCGAGGCACAAAACCTTTACGCCCATATTTCCAGCGAGGATGGTCGGTTGCAGCGCGGTGCCAAGAGTCTTTTAAAATCTGCACACGAGCAGGATGTTTTCACCATTGGTTTATTGCACGAGCACTTTGGTTTAGAAGCCACCGGTACGTGGGACCAAGTTCTTGACCGCATTAAATCGGAAGATCGCGCCTATGCATCGACGCTTATCAAACGTGGCGTAGATTTAAACGCAAAGCCAAAAATAAAGTTATCCACTATACACGGGGCCAAGGGGGGAGAGGCGGACAACGTTTACCTCATGCTCGACCTTTCCGGAAAAGCTCTAGAAGAAATGACAAAAAATCCGGATGACGCCTATCGTGTGCTCTATGTGGGTATCACTCGTGCAAAAGAGAACTTGGTTCTGCAAATGCCAGAGGATTGGCAGAGAGGGTGGCAACTGTGACCGACCTTATTTCACCAGCGCACTATCAGCGTGCCAAACTGGAAACGATTGACACCATCATGGATGTTGTGCGCGACCTACCCGGTGATGAAGCCGTACTGGTAGGAAACGCGCTTAAATACCTTGTTCGTTATCGCTTCAAGGAGGGTAACGCTCCCATAGTGGATGCTCAAAAGGCTGAGTGGTACGTGAGACGATTGGTTCAGCTTCTACAAACAAAGCCTTCCCTGCAACAGCCCACGCAGAAAAAAGAATACCCTGCATATCCGGTGGACCANTANATGAAAGAAAATCTCAAGCGGCCCAAGTTTGGCGTCAAGACCGAATGGGTTCCTGTCGAAACGTTGCCTGTTACGCCAGACGGAATCAAGGAAATCGCTATAGATTTGGAGACGAAAGATACACGCCTCCGCTCCCACGGACCTGGATGGCCCACAGGAAACGGAGAAGTAGTAGGCATTGCCATAGCGTATGAGGGGTTTAATTCTTATTTCCCTTTTGGACATGAGGGTGGCGGCAACCTCGACAAGGGACACATCAAGAAGTGGTTCACACGAGAAATCGCCAAGTACCCTGCCGACAAAATATTCCACAATGCTGCGTATGATGTTGGTTGGCTCCGGCGACTAGGAATTAAGGTGGAAGGCCGCTTGATCGACACGATGCTGGCCGCGCCTTTGGTCGATGAGAACCGACGCTACTACAGTTTAAACAGCGTTTGCTACGACTACCTTGGCGAGATGAAAAGTGAGGCTGCACTTCGTGAAGCCGCAGCAGAATTTGGCGTGGATCCCAAGGCAGAAATGTACAAACTCCCCGCCGCTTACGTTGGTGAATATGCCGAGGCCGATGCAAGACTGACGCTGGAGTTATGGCAGCACCTCAAGGCTCTCCTTTCCCAGGAGGACCTTTGGCAAATCTTCGACCTCGAAGCAGAAGTGCTGCCCTTATGTATCGAGATGACCTGGAACGGCGTCCGTATTGATCTAGAGCAAGCGGAACGGCTAAAACAAAAGCTCCTGCGTGAAACCAAAGCCGTCCTCTCCAAAATTAAAAAGGAAACGGGCGTGGCTGTTGAATTGTGGGCGGCTGCTTCTATCTCGAAGGTGTTCGATTACCACAATATCCCCTATGGACGTACCAAGACGGGACTGCCCTCGTTTACAAAGAACTTCCTNCANAACCATCCCCACCCTGTAGCCCAGCAAATTGCTCAAGCAAGGGAGACAGATAAGATTGGCAACACATTTCTAAGCTCCATATTTCGTTACGCCGAGAACGGACGCATTCATGGACATATCAATCAGTTGCGGTCAGAGGGAGGAGGTACAGTAACTGGACGATTGTCCATGGCGAACCCTAACCTCCAGCAGATCCCCGCTCGCAACCCACGCTTTGCAAAAGCCATCCGAGGGTTGTTTCTTCCAGAAGAATCTGAGCAGTTCGCCAGCCTGGATTACTCGCAGCAAGAACCACGGATCCTGGTCCACTATGCCAGCCTGGTTGGGAAAAGAGGGCTAACGGGGTCTGATTTATTCGTCGAGGCTTACCGTGACAATCCAAAAACTGACTTCCATCAAATGGTCGCGGACATAGCCAAGATCCCACGCCGCCAAGCTAAAACAATCAACTTAGCGTTGTTATATGGCATGGGCCAAACCAAGCTGGCAGAGCAATTGGACCTCACACCGGAAGAAGCAAAAGAGATTATTTCTCAGTACCATGTTCAAGTTCCATTTGTGAAAGAGTTGCAAGACTTCATACAACGTCGGGTAGGTGGTCCTCTTGGAACTGGATTCGTTCGTTCCNTGCTGGGGAGAAAGTGCCGCTTCAACCTGTGGGAACCTAACCTGTTTGTCAGCTCCAAGGCCCTTCCAAAAGAACAAGCTGTGATCGAGTACGGAAGCAACATTAAGCGAGCCTACACCTACCGCGCATTAAATAGATTGATTCCAAAGTTCCGCAGCCGATCAGACAAAAAAGGCCATGGTCGAGATCTACAAAACAGGGAAAGTACCCCTGATCCAGATCCACGACGAGCTGGCCCTTTCGGTCAAGGACCTTAAAGAAGCCCAAGAAATTCAGGAAGTCATGGAAAATGCCGTCGAATTGAAAGTGCCGTCGCCGACCGATATATCGCTCGGAGAGACGTGGGGAACCCTCCAGGTTGCTTGATTTTTCAGGGAAAATCTCGTATCGTCCCAGACGAAAGGTGAACCTCACATGAACTCTGACAAGTGGAAATCCGTGGTCATTGCGATCACTACTTATAAAAAATTAAAGCGACGCGCTGTAAGAAATCACCGCACCATTAGCGGCGAGTTCACACACATTCTGCAACAGGCCGACAATAATGAGCGACCCTCCCAATCGACGGCCTAGCATAACCGACGAAGTAATCGGCGACGGCTTTGAATTTGCAGTCACGGTCGGGTTCGACCCTGAGTTTGGAAACCCGTGCGAAGTCTTTATGACGAAAAGGGGGAAGTCTGGAACTGAGCTGGAAGCCACGATGTACGAGCTGGGTGTCCTCGCCAGTAAGATCATGCAAGAGAACGACCGAAGCCGTTCCCTAATCATAGCGTTGCAAACCGAGGTAGATCGTCTGAAGAAAGGCATCCAGGCGTTAGGTGACGAGTGAAGTTTTCTGTTCTTTACGCCGACCCTCCCTGGACCTTTAAGACCTGGAGCGACGAAGGCAAAGGCCGCTCCGCCGAAAACCATTACACTTGCATGACCCTCCAACAAATCCGCGATCTTCCTGTCGCGGAGCTGGCCGCAGACGACTGCGCTCTTTTTCTGTGGGCCACTGATCCTCTTCTTCCCCAAGCCCTTGATTTAATAGAGCGATGGGGCTTTAATTACAAAACAATTGCGTTTGTTTGGGCAAAGCTCAACAAAAATGCACCAACTACGTTGTGGACTGCCGAAGATTTTTTTACTGGCATGGGATACTGGACAAGAGCTAATTCAGAGCTTTGTCTTCTCGCCACAAAAGGCAAACCGCAGCGCAAATCCGCGAGCGTTCGACGATTAGTTGTTGCGCCGCGCCGTCAGCACTCCAGAAAACCCGACGAGGTTGCCCAGCGTATTGTTCAATTAATGGGCGACGTACCTCGCATAGAGTTATTTGCCAGGACCACTCGACCAGGGTGGTCCGTATGGGGAGACGAGCCGGAGAAGTTCGCGCATGGCAGAACCGGAATTATTGAGCCGACACGAAAAAGGAGCGTGGGCCGAAGCGGTAGCGGCGGCGTGGCTTCTTGAACGTGGCTTTTACGTGTGTGTTAACTTCGCGGCCCAAGGCCCTATTGATCTAGTCGCTGTTGACAAACAGGGGCGCTGCTTCCTCTTCGATGTCAAATATATAAGTCGAACCCAAAAACGAAAAGACATCGCTTCCTTCCGCGTGAGATCCGACTTGCAAAAAGCGTTGAACGTGCGTTTATTTATAATAGACCATGCGAAAGACATTACGATTGAACCGGCTTTCGATGAAGACAATGACTGACTATAGCGAGGAACATGGACTTCCGGTGCTCGTCCAATATTTTGTAGGACCGGACGGCCCCAAAGAAATGGCAATTTTTGTCGAAGACCTCTCAGAGGCTCGCGACTTCGTCCATATGAGCTTGCGCTTTGCCGTGAAAACGAGCGGCGGCGACAACGGTGCCGCCGAGTTGTTTCACATCCACACGAAGCAGAAGTTAGGCCGCATGGCCGTCTTATTTGATAACGCCGGGACGCAAGGGATAAGCCACGAGCAGTGGACCTGGGTGGAAGGGTCGCAAGACGCCCCCTTGCACTGACCAGATTAATCCTATACAAAAGATGCTTTGGTGGCGCGGGTGTCGGCTCCCTCGCACCGCCTGGGCCGGAGAGGGGGTTCCCCTAACATTCGACTTTCTCTCCGGCCAGTCAGTTTCCCGCCTAATAGCCCTCCCAGCCCTATCCACTGTGAAGAGTGTGATGGCTCAAAGTTCTTCGTCTACGAAGATCAAACCTTCATATGTGCCAACTGCGGAACTCAGTATGACTGGGGTCCAGGAGCAAATGGAAACGGCCACGAGCAGCCGGAGCTGCGGTTCGAAGCCGACCCCGAACTGTTGGAGACCGTCCGACGAAAATCTGACTAGGAGCCGAGAATGAAAAAAGAA